ATGACTTGGGTTTTCCCTGCTGTCGTCGGCCCCATCCCCTAGCAGGAGTCAAGGTGGAACCGGTTACGGCTAGGCCGCAACTTCCTCCGCCCAACCGAATTTCGCGAGGATCGCGTCTGCTTCGGCAAGCGAAGGGGCCATGTTTTGTACATTGCCTATTGTTGTTTTGATCGACTTTTAAGGCGGCCAACGATCATCCGCCACTTGCTGTGACCAACTGAGATGAGGCGCTCGATACCAGTACACCCCCACTCAAAATTAACCGCCCACACTCCCCAGCCAAATTCGGACTTGCCAAAATGCCCACACTCCCCAGCCAAATTCAAGACCTTTGCCATGTACGTCCCATACCCCCCAGCCAAATCCCATGTGCCCGCCACCCACATTCCCCAGCCAAATCACCAACCATGTCTACCCCCCGTTCCCCCACCCTCACCCAGCCAAATCGCCCCGGTTTAAGGAGAACCGGGAACCCCTCCGCCACAGAGGCGGTCTGTTCCTTTTCGCCCCACACTTACCCAGCCAAATTCAAGGCACGGGAAACTGCGCATTTCGCACCGCCCATTGCAGGAAACGATGATAGAGGTTGTTGCCTCCACGCCCGCTGGTATCTCATGCCTTCTGCCAAGCGGGCGCTGCTCTTTTGGCCAGCTACATGAGCATTTCTGCCCAATTATCTGGTCGGGGTGCACACCGGCGGATCTCGCGTGAAGGGAGCCGGTAACCATGCACCACTGGAGCGCCGCAGGCTTCACCCTGCTTGCTCAGCAAAATTGGTTGCAGGCCGGTGGCGTAACCCACCGCTTCCGTCGGCTATGAACCGCGCGCGGCCCCTGAACTTGGCTGCCTGCATAAATTGGTTGCGGGGAAAGGAGTCGCACCTTCAACCTTCTGGTTATGAGCCAGACGCGCTACTAGTTGCGCCACCCCGCGATTTCAAAGAACAGGGCCAATGTAAATGACCCTCTTTAAAACGTCAACAATAAATTAAACTTTTTTTTCAGCCAGCGCAAAATTATTTCTTTTTCCACGGCCACGTCAGCATCATCATCCGTTTAGGCGCAAAACCAAGGCCAGTGAAGTGATAAACGTAGGCTTGCATGCCCGGTTTGTCCAGGTCTGGAAAAATAATGTTCCAAGTTTCGGGGACGAGCACCAACTTTACGCTTGAGCTGCTCTGCACAATCCAGTTGAACATGGCCTGTTCGTGCCAGCCGTACGTGCCGAAAATGCCTTCGGCGCAAACTCCAGGCTTGCGGAAGTCGTTGGCGGTCAGAAGCCTTGTTTCTTGCGCCAGGCGCTCGAAAATACCGAGGTGCATTTCGCTGGCAAGAAAGAAGCCCCCGTTGAAGAAACGGTCCAAGTAGACCGCAGGATCACACGTTTTGCCAAATCGGACCTGCATCTCCTCGATCCAGTTCGCGCGCACTACGAGGCGGGCTAGGTCGCGGTAACGTTGACTGAAGCGTTCCGAATCGTCGCGGACGGCAACGAATTCGTCGTAGCCGTAGATGTCAAACGGGTTTGGGGCTTGGTCAGAGATCAGGCAGTCAGCATCGTAGTAAAGGTACCGTTCATAGCCCCGCAGCGAGACGACCCGTCCAAACTTCTCGAATGAGGGAGCGAGGTGGGGTTCACGACGGTGGGTGCATTCCACGTAGTCGCACCCCCAGCGCTGGGCGGCGGCCAGGTGACTGGCCCGCGCGTTAGGGCACATGAAGTCGTTGAAATTGATCGTGAAAAATACTTTGTCCATACGGTGAAAGAACAGAAAAGAAAGAGCGCGGTGCCTACGAAACACCGCGCTCAGGGGCGGTCCGTTGCGGATCGCCGTCCACCAGTTGGTCAAGCGGGCCAACACGCGAATTTTTTTTTTACGCTAAGGATCGAACGGATGCCCGGCAGATGCCCTGTACCGAAAGAGCGTTCTGGACAAGTGCCTCGTGCGGGCTGACGTCGGTTTTGGCTTTTTTGACAAAGGTATAGGCTTCCAGCACGTCGATGTTCTTGGCGCATGCGAGGTACAGCGCTACGACTGTTGCGGATCGGCTTCGTCCTGAATGGCAGTGGACCAGCACTTTCCTGTGGGTTTTTAGCAGGCTGTGCAGACAGAGCACGGCGGCGACGATGAGCCCCAGCGCATTGCCTGGTCCATCGATGAGGCCCACTTTGTGCCGCAGGTAGGTGGGATAGCCCACGCCATGAACGTCGAGGTCAAAAGCCACATTTAGGATCGCGGTTACATCCTCGGGGGCTTTGGCGTCTTGCGAGTTGCCAATAGCGATATTTTCGGTGATGAAAATCATGCTTGGAAGAACGGCGTTCTTACTGGTAGCCGTGGTGACACAGATGAATAACCCCTCTTGGAACGTTGACTGGGAGGCGAGAATTTTTCAACGTATTCTCGGCGGCCACTAATTTCATGGGCTGGATGGAGCGCTGGATGATGGTGGCAAGGCCATCATCGACAGCTTTTTGGCCCGGGGCTCCACAAACTTGCGCAGTCTCGTGTAGTAATCGGGGGTCTTGGCCAGGTGCTGCTTGGCGATAGTCGTGGCCAGGCCCTTGTTGGTTGTGTGTTCGCCCTCTTCATCGGTGCCCAGGGCCAGCTCCTTTTTGCGAAAATGGCCCTTAGGTGTTGGTTTGATCCCGCAGGCATCGAGCATGACCTGGTCCAAAATGTGGCGTGCTTTCATCCCCCTAACTAGTGTTTTGGGCCGCGCAACACTCTGTTGTTAACGGGATCGATGGGGTACCACCGTTTGTCGATGCGGTCAAAGGCTTGGGTGATACCACGTTGTCTGGCTTCGGGCAAGATGTCCCGTAATTGTCCGTGCAGCTTTTTTCCGTCAAGGAGTTGGATCATCCATTGGGCAGACGGGATGGACGGAACATTGTCGGGGCTAGTCCTTTTCAGGGCATAATTGGTTCGGCTCATACTGGGTAGAACAGCATGTGCTCTTCAGGCACCGGTGGGCGCTGCTTTACTTTTCTTCCACTCCTCGAAACTGGGGATCTCGCTCACAATAGCCCAGCCCGTGCGCAGCATGCCATGCGCGACACCGTCTTTTATGGGGTATCCGATGGCGGGAACTATGCCTAGGCCCACCGTGCTCAAGTCGTAATAGCCGTGGAATACGCCGTGCACAGCCTGCCCTTGCGGATCGCGCATAACGATCGGTAGTCCTGGGGGAGCTTTCATGCCAGCGGTGCTTTCCTTGTGCATTTGGTAGGCGTACTTGCCAAAACGTTTACGATTTAGAGGCGTCATCGGGGCGTAACGGTCCAGTTTGCCTCGGCGCAGCAGGTCGCCCACATCCTTTCCCGCGCGGCGCGCTCCGCCCACGGCGTTGCGGGCCAGGGCCTGCATTTCCAGCGGGTCACGCAGGTACTTGTCGATGTCTATTCGCCCGTGTTCATCAGAGTAATGGTCAAGTTTGTCAGCGGTTATCTGTAGAGGATCGCCTCCGCTGGCGCTGGCGCTGAGCATCTGATCGCGATGGGTCAATTCGTGCTCGATGACGATGCGCAGGCGCTCGTCTTCCATCCTAAAAATCAGGGGGTTGAGAGTGATCCATTCGCCGTTCATGGCCCCCACCGCCCCCGTAGCCTTAATGGCGGGGTCGTCGGGGTCGAATCGGATATAGGTGCCTTCCAGCTTCTCGTTGGCGTCCTGCCAGGTAGGCGCGGAACGGATAATAGCCAGAATGTCTTCGACCTCGTCGGAGGTCGGTCCAGTCAATAGTTCCAAAATTTGGCGCGCTTTCACCACTATAGATATCTGGGCAGGCTAGGGGTTTCCGTCTACCCAGAAGCCAAAGGCTTCCGCCAAATCGGCCCGAAACTGTTCGCGGGCCTTTTCCGTCGTGCTGCGCAGGACGTAGGCAGGGTGCCAGGTAGGCAGTACGGGCCAATTCTTGAATGTTCGGTATGTGCCTCTCACCTCGCTTATCGATTCGTTGACGCCAAGGCTTTCCAAAGCCGTGCTGCCGAGGGTGATGATGATGCCCGGGTCGAGGATCTCAATCTGGGCGTACAGGTAAGACAAGCATTCCACCAGTTCTATCTTGGCAGGAGCACGGTTGGAAACGCCTAGCGGAGGGTTTGGGCGGCACTTGAGGGCATTGGCCAGAAAGACGTCTTTGCGCTCGATCTCAAATTCGGCCAGGACCTCCATTAGCAGTTGACCAGCTCGGCCCACGAAAGGCAGGCCGATGGCGTCCTCGTCCATTCCAGGGGCCTCGCCGATGAAAAGTACGCCATCCCGCCGAACGGAACCCTCCCCGGGCACCGCGAGCGTGCGCACTTTGCTTAAAGGGCATCGCTGGCAGGTAACGATTTGGCGTTCGAGGTAGGCAAGGCGCTCGGCGATCGTGGCCCCAGAGTACCTAGCGAGGGCAATGGAATCTGTTCTCACTTGGTGAAAGAACTGTTTTGTTTATGACAACGTTTACTGCTGTTTGTTTGGCGCTGATAACCGTGTTTGTGGTCCTGGCCATCGTGTTTGTGCACTGGGGCATCATGGAGAAAAGGCGCAGTCGGGCCTTAAAGACGCTGCAAAAGGAGTGCGCCGATGCCTTGAGAGACTTGGAGGCTGCGCGTCAGGCGGTGCATGTTCCTTTTGCTGCATCCGAATTGCGATCCGAAATAAAATCCGCTGAGGTTAAGCCTCCTGTTGTTGGTTTAAAAGCCATACCGGCGGATGCGCCCTTGCGGCCTAGGCCTCGTCGCTAGGGTCCTTATCGGTCAGGTCGGTGCGGTCGATATAAAGGTGGTTCTCCAGCCATTGCAGCGCCTCGCTGACCCGATTTTCGTTGCTTTGCAAATCATCAGCGATCCAGCGGGATCTCGGCGTGTTTTCGTAAAAGCGGAGCGAGTCCAGTACCCTACGCCGGAAGGGCGTTAATTTGTCTGGCGTTTTTTTGAGCACCTTACCTTTGAGCAAAAAAGGAGAGCGCTTGCCCGTGGTCTTTTTGGGAGATTTAGACGGGCGCGCCTTCTTTTTGAAATAGCGTTTCCACCGCAAAATACGCTGCTCGACTTCCGCGATCACGTATGGGTTTTTGATGCAGGCTTTTCTGCTTTTCCAGAGATACTCAAACTGCTTGAGGTCGCTTGATGTAATTGGTTTCATTTCGTTACAGGTTTTCAGTGAGCTCCGTCCATCGGTTGGACACTTCGCGCAGCAGGCGCTTGTGCTCTCTTTCGGTTTCCACGGCGGCATCCCACTTGTCGTCATCGCGCACACCGACAACCTCGTCGCGGATCAGGTCGGCGATAACCCTAGGCTCCAGGGCATCCAGCTCCCAGGATTTGTCTCCCCAGTGGGCGATGTAGGATTCGGATCGGCTGTCCGTGATTTTGGCCGGGTTAGGCGGTGGATGATACTGCTCGATCTGCTCCATTGTGAGGGCAAGGCGGCGTAATTCGATGTCGTGGCCAGCAAACTCAGATAGTCGGGCCTGGATGTCGCGCGTCATGTCAATGCCTGACGGGTCATGATCGCCGAAGTGGATCACCAAAGGTTTTTGGCCGTTTTTGGCGTAGGCAGCAAGGCGCATGGCTGCCGACCACATTTCGCTTTGGCTGGTGTAGCCACGGCAGGAGAAGAAGGGGACACACATCTCGTTGCAGATGCCCTCGATGACGCCGACAAGGGCGTCCTTCTCGATCCAACATTCTACCCGGTAGGGCTGGTCGTCCCACTTGTCGATCCGAAACTGGGAAGCGCAAGCGGAGATCAGTTCCGTGGGGCTGCCCCAGTGTGATAGACTGCGCAAATTGCGCGTGCGGTCCACGATTGATTCCCAGTCGATGAGGCCAGCCAGGCGGGCATCGTTGATGATGTCGCCCAGGTTTTTGTACTCGCGCTGGTTGTTTGGGATCAGGCCCCGGCTGACAAACTGGTAGAAAAGCTGGCGGAGCGTGAGCTCGAATCCCTGGGCTCGGTATTCCGCGATGATGGCATTGGCCTTGGTGATCTTGGCCGCGCGGTCGGCGTTGAAGTTCTTTTTTCGATAACAGATACAGGGCATTCTAGTTTCCTGGTTAGACTTTTAAGTGTAGGTTCATGCTTATTCTATACCGTCTGGCGGCGAAGTTTTAACCCCCAGTTCGCAGATTATTTTTCAACAGCGCTAATAATCCTTCACGACGTACAGGGTCATTATTCGCAAAGGTACTCCTGCCAAAACGCTGTGGTAGGCGTAGCCGTCGTCGGCGGCTCGCTGGAGCAGCTTTTCCATCTCGCGCATCCACTTGTCTGCCGGGGGCAGGGCGCGGCTGGCGCGGACGGTAACCTTGACCTTTCCACAGGACGGGCATTTGTGGGTGTAGCGGGTGGCTGTAAGGCCATCAGCGGAGGTGCCAACGACGTCTTTTCCTTCCTGTGACCAGGTGTGGCGGCAGAGGGACATATTTTTAGGCGTGGTAGCCAAAGCCCGGGCTGGCCGTAGCGTCGGAAAAGTTGATTCTGGCGATCTCGGCCTTGGCCTGTCGGCGCACGAGCTTGCCCGTTTTGCGCTTCCACCGGCGGCGGGCAATGCGCAGGGCCTGGTCGTGGTTGTTCCACGTGTCGTGCGGATTTGCCAGCCGTTCCCGCAGCCTCGATTCTTTTTTACTTGTAGGTTTCATTTAAACGCTGTGCTGTCTGTTCGGCTTGCACGCACTTCTAACATGGATCTCGAATCCAATCTGATGGCGGGCTTGATAACCGCACCAGCGGCAGACCCAGCCATAATTGTAACGATGACGGACCCATCGAGCCGAACAAGGCGGTGGAGGACAACAGCCTCCCGTTGAGTCTTTTGGCGTATTCATAGCTTTCTGGCGGGAGGCTGTGCCTCACCTTGGGCGTTTGGCTGGGTGGGTGTGGGAACGGACAGTGTTTTGGCGTAATGTTGGTCCCAACCGGGCTTGTGGCTAAAGGGTTCGGCGACTGTTCCTTCGTCAACGAGGAGAAAGGGCTGGAAGCAGCCGCCCGTGTTGGCAAAATAGCCCTCGTCCTTGAGTGTCGCGCCCTGCATGTTGTGGCCAATGGTTAAGAATGTAAGGCGAACGTGGCCCCTAGTCACGGGACCCCACAGCGCCACGTTGGCATTTCGGCCACGCCCAACGTACCAGCGGCCTACGATCAACTTTTCCCGAGGAATTTGTTTGAGGGGCATAGGCTTAGATCGGAGGAGCAGGCGGCGCGCAGCTCTTGTTTGCTTCGATTTCGGCCAGCATGGCGTCCACTGTCTCGGCAAATTTGTCAGTGATGTAGGGCAGCTTTGAGGTTACGGTTCGAACAATGTCTTCGGCTAGGTGCACAAAGGTGTCGCGGTCGCTCTTGTTGATGCTGGCCTTTTGATGCATCAGCTTGGCTTCGGCGACGAAGTTGGCACATTGTTCTTTAATCTTGGCCATTTTTTCCCGGAACTCGGCGGCAACGCGCTCCCGTGGAATGGTTGGATCGGGCGGTGGGTCAATGCTATGGCCATCGAGCCATGTTATGGTGCAAGGCACGCCACTGCCTCGATTCGAGGTGGTCATAAACTGGGCAAACTGCAAGGGCGACACGTCTACGCTGATCAGACGCTTTGTCTCGCGCACACAATTTACGATAGCGCTGTCGTCTTCGACGAGGGCAGCAGCGCTGATCACAATGCGGATGCAGTTGTAACCAGGCACAGCCGTTCCGAATAGCCGTGATCGGCTGCCGTTGTTGTTGTAGATTGCCGAAATCATTCCGTAGGCGGGATTAGATGTTTCTTTCATGCTGGAAACAGGTCAAGGTTTTGGTTGTCGTCGCGGACGAGGGTGTAACCCATCAGCAACAGGATCATTTCGGTGGTTTTATCGCAGCCACCTGTGATACGAACAGTTTTGTGGGCCGCATCAAATTTCAGGCAGCTGTTGTTGCGAGGTATAACCCAGGATGTGGACCCAAGGCGCTCGATATGGGCTTTCATCCAGTCGATAGCCTTCTGGAAGCTGGCCTCGTCCTGAAGCAGGAATTTCTGCTCGGTTTCAGGCAGACGATTGACGCGGAGTTGGCGCACTGATCCAACGCCTGCAAATACGTTTCTGAGGCCATGGACCGCGATGCGGACCACTAGGCGATGGGCGACGGCATGGAACACAGCGCTATCGCTCTGGAGGACCAGGGAAGCCCTCGCGTTGCTGATGCCAATATTTTGGCCACGCTCGCCTGGGCTATGCCCCGGTTGATCTTCGATGGGGAAATCGGCGAGAGCAAAATTCCAGTCGCCGTTGTGACCTTCCCAGAGGCGGGTGCCACCTGGGGCAACGTGTTCAACCCACTCAATTTCGCCCCGAAGGCGAGTGCCTAGGTCAAGCGTGAGTTCCTGGTTGTACCCCTCCATGGCGAGCAGGGCAACGAGATCAGCGATGCAGTCAGACATAGTCAAACGGTAATGGGTTAAACGATGGTTGTTATCAAGTAGCGGCGGTCAAGGTCATGCACCTGCGATTCAAGGATGGTATCGCCCGGGCGAAAGAACCGTTCGAAGAGTGCGACTCGGGTGCTGCCTTCGATCTTGGACACGACAAAGGCGGGATCTTTAGGATCGGTGGAATCGACTGTTCTGAGCGTGATTTTGACTTTTACTGGTGACATACGGTTTCAGGTTAAGGGGGCCATTTTTGCTGCGCCAGCCCTGTTTTGCGCCCGCCAGCCGTTTTGCTGAACGTGCGCTCAATTTCGCAGAAAATGATTATCCTGTCTACATAAATTTTAACAAAAGTCACAAGTAACTGATAGCCAGCACAATCCAGGCTTAATTATTTTGGGGTTCGGCATGCTATTTTGAGCCGAGTAATTAGGGGAAAAGGCTCATTATGCCCGTGAAAATATCGAAGATTGATGGCAAGTTCAGGGTTTCGACGCCAAATCAAACCCACGCGTTTGGAACAACTAAGGCCAAAGCCAAGAGGCAAAAAAATTTGCTCAACGCGGTCGATCACGGATGGCGTCCAACAGGGCGGCCCGCGCGCGAGTCGATCCTGGCCGACGCCCACGCCCTGGTGGACCACCTCTTGGCCGAGGACGAAGACACGGATCAAGATCCCGACAAGCCGCTGGAGCGGCACCACACCGAGCCAACGAAACTGCGCGGGGGCCGCTACGGCAAGGGCGTGCAGGGCAAGGGTAAGACGAGTGGTAAGTTTACGTTTCCTGGGAACTACCGGGTGGGCCATGCAATCAAGAACTGATCTTGAAGGGCAAGATTACCGAATAAAACCAGGCAGGTCTTACTGGTTTGAGTATCGCTGCTATGAAGGGCACGATTCGGCAGATGCCCAGCTGTGGTACCGTTCGCACCAGAGAGTAGTGGTCGTAGAAATGGTAGAAGCTGGGGGAGGCAAAGATGAGCAAGAGCGCGGATACAATGGGCATCCGGCTGTTTTTAAAATCCGCTTTAGGGACGGATTTGAAGGGGACGCCTGTGAAGATGAACTGCTCGACAGCAGAGTGGAATTTTGTCGTCCAGATCCGCCAAAAATGACACCAAAATTACAGGCAGAGGCGCTTGTAAACGCGCTCTTGGAGCGGGACGATATAGGCCAGGTGCCCATTCCCCGGTCGGCCAAGGCCTACGCGCGCATGCGCAGCCCCATTCTGTTTACGAAAGGTGGCCTGGCCAAGGTGAACCTGTACATCGACCAAGTGGCGGACACAACCAATCAGCAGGACAAGAAGCAGGGGTTCAAGAACTACGACGGCAGCGCCTACACCGGCAAGCGGGTGAAGGCAAAAGAGCCCAAGTTTGAGGCCGAGGGCGCGAAAAATTGGATGAAGAAACTCGGGATCAGACGGACGCGCAACATTACGGTCGATCGTGATCCGAACAATGATGGCTGGTTTCGCATCCCAGTCTTCGATCGCAAATTGAGGATGTGGAACATGTTCAAGCCCGAAACCAATGCCAAGACGGAGATGAGGGATCGGTTGCAGCTGCTGGTCCGAACGCGGGCGGGGTACGAGCCGGGGGACATCTTCCTGACACCGTTCGGGCATTTCCTGGTGACGGATAGCCTTGGCATTAAAGAGGTTTAGGACTCAGCGATGAGGACCCCAATGATCATGATGACGCCAAAAATAGTGACAGCAGCCAAAACGGCGAAAACAACTCTGGCCAGAATGAACAAAAAGTTCAGGACAGGGTGCTGCTTAGTGTACTGTTCGCGCTCTTGTTGTTTTTCAGCGCGGGCAGCATGTTCAGCGTCCTGGGCCGCTGTGACAAGTGATAAACGCTGGCGTTCTTCGGCCTTGGCTAATTCAATCTCGCGGGCAAATGCTGCCGTGCTTGCGCGCTGCTTGGCTTCCTCGATTTCAGGGGCGAAGATTCTTCTGAAGGTTGCGTCCGCCAGGTCGTCGTCGGGGCAACGGTGTCTGGGGACTTCGCGGTCAACGTACACAACTCGTGTCTGTGGGGAGGAATGGGATAGGAATCCAGATACCACTCCTGATACTATGCCGACCTCTAGTAATGGGTTCATGGTTTGAATCTCGCTCAAAACGTTAACGGCGTCAACATAATTATTCAACAAAGTTCAAAATGACCAATTGGGAAGAAACGACGAAGGCGATGAAGGGCTTGGGCCAGGCGGCCAAGGAGTCTGGACAGCATTTCGAGCATGCACACGAGTCGGTTGTCAGCTTGGGCAATGCGCTGAAATTAGGCGTTGGTTGGGCCATCTACCAAAAAGGAAGTGAAATCCTCAAGGGCATTGCTATAACGTCTAAGCAGCAGCTGGCTACGGAAATGAAGACGTTGGAAGAGCGAAAAGAGGCGCTCCACACCCTCAAAACCGAAATCGACGACGTAAAACAGTCGCTTCTTTGGACCAAGGAGGAACACGATCTTAAGCATGAAACTTACGCTTTAGGCATAGCGTCCCTAATCCAGCAGGAAAAATACCTCTCGGTAGGCAAAGTTTTTTATACCCTATACTCGGACTACTGGCGTAAGAATTGGCTGCTGGTAGCGGTCACAGGCACTTGGCTTAAGCTGACCAAGGAGGGAAATCGTGATATCCACCTTCTGAACGAGAGCTTGGCCCAGACAAATGCTAGTTTCAGCGAACGATACCGCTTAGTCGCGAAAATCAATCTGGTTCAGCGTGATCTGGGGGCCTCAGCCCAAACCATGGCGGACGCTTCGGCAGCGTTGGTGGACTACGGCATGGAACTGGAAAGCTCTTTTGGGGCCAACCTCAAGCTGGTAACCATGATGAAGGAAGGCCTTAACGTGTCTGCCAGCACCGGCGCGAATTTGGTGACCGTCTTCGAGCGGGGCCTAAAGCAGTCGGCCAAAGACGTGGCTGACCTGGTGGCCAGGATCGCTTCCCAGACGGGCTTGGCGGCTCAAAAGGCGGCCCAATACGCGGTGGAACTGGCCCGGGGCCTGCGCCTGTTGGGGCCTATGCGCGTAGATGCCACTGGCGTGGCTAGAGTCGTCGAGGGTCTTGCCGCGCGCGTAGAGGAGATGGGGGGCAATTCCGAGGTGGTCGTCCGCATGTACAAGCAGATGCTGGGCGGCACAGCGGAGTCGTTTATGCTGCGGGGTCGCGCGGGAGTTGGGGTTGGTGCCATGGGCACAGAATCTGGGGCACAGTCAGCCCTGGAGGGATTGGCTAGGTCAATGCAATCAGTTGTGCGGGCCGCGCCAGGGACCAACATGTATGTGGCCCAACTCCAGGCAGCGGCGGAGCTGCATGGCATGGCAGCGGAAGACGTGCGAGACTACCTGGAAGCTATCAAGATGAGCGCTCGCCCGCTGACCGAGGTCCAGGCCTTGCAAAAAGCCTACAACAACCAGACGCAAATGGTGGGCAAGGCTTGGCAGCAGATGCGGGAGTCCTTGATGTCGCTATACACGCGGGCGATGATTCCGTTTTTGAACTTTTTTGCTCCATTTGTGCGTGGCTTATCCCAGGCCGTTAAATGGGTTGCTGACACGAAGGCAGCCTTGTTCGTGGCTATGTTGGGGGTGACCAGCGGCGCGGTAGCTGCGGGGTGGGCCATGGTCGGCCTGAGTAAAGCAATGTGGAAGTTTGCCGTCCAGGCCAATTTAGACGCCATCTGGCCTGGACTTGGAAAATTAGGTTCCGTTCTGCGTGGGCTCGGTGGGGCGGCCAAGGCTGGGACAACACTGAGCACCTTTGGTGGCTTTGGAACCTCGTTGGGAGGAGGGGCTGCTCGGGCTGGGTTAGGCCGGTTTGCTGCGTTGGGTATCGGTGGCCCATTGGGGGCTATTTTAGGAGCAGGACTGGCCGGTGCAGCCGTTGGAACGATCATCAACCAAATGATGCCCCAGAGCTGGCGGGACACAGTTGGTAACTTGCTTTCCAAAATTGCGGGCAACACTGGACTAGCAGTCAAACTGGCGCAGCCTAGCAGTTATGGAGTGTCCAAGCAGGTCAAAGTATATGACACGATTGAACGGCTGGCCCGTGTCTTAGCGCAGAAGGTAGTCGCGGGCACAGCAACCACCGAAGGAACCACCGCTTTGATGAAAGCGTTTGCTTCGCAGACGCGCGTAGACTTAACGTCATCTGGGGCAGCGGCTAGCTTTCAGGCGGAAGTGGCCCGCAGGGTAAGCGAGAAGGTTCGAAAAGCAGCCTACGGTGAGCAGCTTAAAGGCATAACTGAGTTCGGTCCCGAAAGAGTTCGCGCGGAGAAGTTGAATACAGATCTGGAACAGCTGGATGCGCTTATGCGCGGTGTGGACATAAACAAACAAGTGCGGGATACATCCCAAAAGTTGCTGCGTTTGAAACAAGAGCAGGAAATTGCTCGAAAAGAAGACGAGCAGGCAACCGCATGGTACTGGCTGATGCACCCGTTCGGAGGGCCTTCGGATGATTTTGCTGTAAGGCGGCGGCTTAATGGATCTTACGGCTTTGGCAACTATTAATTCCTATGCCTGCAAATTTAAAGCGAAAAAGCTATCCAGGCTGTGGCCGTTTGATTGTTCTACAGCAGCAGGGCAATCGACCTCTGTACGACTTGAATGCTACCGAGAACTACCAGGGCATGGTATCGATAAATTTCCCCGCGATGCCTGAAACTATTGAGTTGGTCCGAACAACGGATTACCAAGTAGTCACCAACCCAGCTTTTCCTGACGGCATTCATCAGTATAAGGGCACTTCGCCCTTAAAAATTCCAGTTAAATTTGAGCTGCACGCCTTCGATAAGGAGTACTGCCCCAGAGGCGTTTTAAGTCTTTTGCAAGTTGCGTCAGAATTGCATGCCTTAACTCTTCCATTTGGACCAGAAACTGCACTCGTCCAGGCAGGTGAGGCCGCGACAACGGTAGATGGCTCTGAAAAAGGCCAAATTCACAATGCTGATCCCAATTCTCCTGCGGGGCGGCTAGAGGGCACCGGATACAACATTTATCCACCAGCTACGTGTTACCTGGAACTGATTATTACCGACCGCACTTCCCCAGGCATTGCTTGTATAGGTTACGTGTCCGAAGTAAATGTTACCCTGCACGGTCCCTGGCTGCGGGGGCCGGGCGTTGCGCGCAACCTTCCAACGCGCGGTGACTTTTCCTTCACGTTTGTCCACCACCCTGGCCATGGTAATACCTGGAACTTTGGTCAAAAGGACTACACTGATCAAATGGAGGCCTCGGCCTATGCGAATACGGTCAAAGAGAGGCTGTTTAATACCCACCACCTGCTGACGCACACCAACTACCATGGGTTTAACGACCCGCTTTAGTCCCAGCGATAGGTGGTGCCCGTGGTCTCCTTTACCGCCGTCAGGATGTAATCGGCGTACGACGCTGCCTCGGGAGTGTGGCTGACCACAAAAATCAAGATGCCGTAGCGGCTGGCGATCTCCTTCATGTAAGCCAGCGCCGAACGGCGCGCTCCCTCTTCCTGGTTGGCCAGGATCTCGTCGTACCATCGGTAGCCAATCCGCGCAGCAACACCGCCTACTTCGGCCAGGGTTTCCGCGACGATAAGGTTTGTCAGGCTGGCCTCACCCTTGGAGTTCCCCTCCACGCGGCTGGCCCCGTCAGGGTTGTCCACCGTGATGTTCAATTCGGCCTTGTCACGGCCAGACACAAGCTCGCGTGAGGTGCTGTAGTTGACCTGGATGCAACCGCCTGTCATCAGCGTGCTTATGCGGCGCGAAGTCTCGTTCAGTGGGCCAATGGTGTCGCGCAGGATCATGTTCGGAATGCCCGCTGGTCCGAAAGCTTCCTGCCAGTACACCGCTACTTGCAGCGCCTGCTCGTCCTCTACAATTTTAGCCGCTGAGTCGTCTACCGCCTTCTGGGCGCGTTTTAGATGAATCAGCCTCTCTTTGATTGATGTTTGGGCCTCGATAATCCTCGACTTGTCTGGTCCTTTTCCGTACCGAGCCACGTCGCACTCCTGGTTGGCCACGTCTTCGTAAACTTTACGGTTGGTCAATTCCAGATCCTCATACTCCTGGCTCAGCTCGTCCACCGGGGCCTCGGCGCGCAGATCAGCCAGATTCGTTTCAATTTCTTTCAGTTTGGCCTCTGCTTCGTTTACGGTTTTACCTTTGGCTTGGGTCAGGCCCGAGGCAACGATCAGGGCAGTCTGCGCCGTTTTGACAGCGGCCTGGGCTTCGCTAAGGCTGGCCTGGGATGCTTGCTCTTCCCAAGGCTTGCCGCAGGTGGGACAGTTTTTTGGGGCGGATTGAAGGGTGGCCAGATCTTTACGGCAACGGGCCAAGGTCGTTTGGGCGCTCGACTCCGTCGCTTTCAGTGTGGATCGGCTGTCTTTGGCTGCTTCGCATTTATCCCAGGCGCTGTTGCGCTCGATCTCCAGCGCATGCTCTTTTTCCGCATTGATGCCGATGCGCCGATCAATTTCTTTTTTGATGGTGGCCATTTTCGTTTCGTTAACGGAAATGGTGCTGCGGCTGTCTTTCAGTCTGGCTTTGGAAACGGCCAAATTGACTTGGTAGGTTTTTGCCTCTTCTTCGTAAACATTTTTTGCTTCGTCCAGTGAGGCTTGGGCGGCTTCCAAGTCCGTGTTCCGTTCCGCCAAATCGTCTTGGAGATGCTGGTGGCTGTCGCGGCTGGTGCGCAGGTCATTCTTAAAGCGGTTGACGGTTTGATTGGCTTTGGCCAAGTAATCCGTCCAGGGCGGCTGGGCGAGGGCTGCCATCAGTATTTCGACCGAACTGCGCTGGCTGAGGCTGCTAAACTTGAGGGAATCACCGTCCAAATACACCGTCCAGGCCGCCAGGTCGGCGGGCACCGTCAGAATTTTGGCTAGGTCAGAGCGGGTGTTGGCAAGCCGATCCCGCCAAACCTGTTGGCCGTCATAGGTGAAGCGCAGCGCTTCGCTGTCTGGATTTAGCTCTGGGGCTTTGAAGCCAGTTTCGACTTGGAGACTTTTGCCTTTGTGGGTGCAGTTGAGCACCACCAGGGTGTTGCCCTGCCCTTTGTAGCTGTAGCTGCCCAGCAACGAGTAACGGCCTGGCACGCCCAGGAGAGTGCGGCTGATCGCCTCTCCCAGGCTCGTTTTCCCCGAGCCGATTGTGCGTAATTTGCTCTTTGACACCAGGTTAAGGCCCTGCACGACAACGAGGCCTTTTTCTGGAAAGACCAAGGTGGCTTCGCGCACAGTAGCCCAATTGCGGAGCGTGATCGATTTAAGGCACGTGTCAGACATCAGATGGAAGAACGCTATTTAAGACGATGCGAGTGCTGGTCACATGGTAGGATGACAAATCCTGTTTCATATTTTTTGGCAGAAATGCTGACGTTCGATCAGTTGTTCCGAAAGTCGGACCCTGGTCGCGTGAAGCGATCCGCTACGGTCCGTGGCCCGCCGCTAGAAATTGACGCGCACAGCGACCACGTCTACCACGTCTTCAACTTCAAATCCTTTCCGTCTACCACGGGATTGAGGCATCACGGATACATTAAGTTCGTGCGGCCCAAAACTGCGGGAAAGAAAGCCTTGCCGCTGCAACACGTGCCCTGCGTTGTGGATTGCACGTGCCCTGACTTTCGTTACCGATTTGCCTGGCTTATCAAGCAGAAGGGCAGCTCCCAGGTAGGCCCGCGCAGCATGAATCAGGCGTGGAATCAGCCGCCGATCCATACGAACCCGCACAGCCGAATTAGTCTGTGCAAACACATACTCGCCGCGCGCGATTACATCTACGGCATGCTTTCGCACTTCAGCGGGGAGCCCGACACGGAGGAGAAGCTGACGCAGTTGGTAGGCTATGCCAACCGGCGCTGGAATGATTGGCAGGGTCAGTCGGACAATGCCAAAGAGCGCGAGCGCTGGTTCAAGGCCGCCAAGGCCGCCAGGGCGCAGGGTCTTCCGCCGCCTCCAGGACCTGTGCCGATGTACCGTCCTGGTGCACCCAAATTAGGTCAGATGGCAGCGAGTCCTTCGCCTGAACTGCCGCCCCCAGAAACGGAGCCCCCCAAACCGCGAGGACCGGTGCTGCCCAAGGCGGGCAGGCCAACTACGGGGCCGTTTCCTCCTCTTCCTAAGCTTCCACCCGAACCGCCGCCATTAGCGGTGCCTCCAGCGGAGCGCGGGAGGGCGCTACCGTCGTATTCGCCGCCTGAATTGCCACGAGCGGGCATGGCTGGAATCGTTCCTCCCGGTAAACGCGGGCGAGGATTGCCTCCCATAGGAAGAGGCTACCGCGAAAGTTTAGTGAGCAGTGTAGATAAATTAAACGGGTCTCGCTACGGCGTAGATCAACAACAAATTGAGAGTATGAGAAATCTCCAAGAAGCCATTAAGGTCGTCGAAGAAATCGAACAGGACGAGCTTGCGGCTGCCAGTAACGCGGACAATTTGGGTGGCGCGGACGAGGGTAGCGCCATCGATGTACCGCCTCCGAGCGAGCCACCCGTCAGCGATGACGCCGTGGGTGCTGACACCCAAGGTAACGTTGTGCTGCAACTTCTGACGAGTATCAATGATCTCCTGGTCCAGCTGGTTGGGGCTGAGGAAGCTGAAATCGAAGGCGAGCCGCCTCTGCCACCTGAGGGTGAAGAGGACGAAGAGGGCGAAGAGCCCGTGGACGCCTTGCCCATGCCGCCTGACGAGGAGGAGGAAGAGGAAGACGACGAGTTTAAGCCCGGCCACGCCCCCGTGGCGCAGGACTAGCTCGACTTCGGACTCCACAATTTAAACAACGGCCAAACTATGAACTATCCCGGCGAGTACCCTACCCCGTTAATTCGCACAACCAACGTTCAGTGCCCAGTCGTGGCGGGGTACGTTACAGCCCGCCTACAGGTGCAGGGTGCGCCGCTCATCTCCGCCTCGGGCTGGACGGATAATCTGACGACGGTGAACCTGCACAATACTGGAGCCAATGCGGCGTCAATTTTCTTGCAGGGCACCGACGACTATGTGTCTGGCCCCCGCGAGAACCTGATCACGGTTCATGCGGGCACTGTGGCAATAGCCCGCGACGGCCACACAAGCCTGACGGTGTACCCGCGCCACACGTTCCTGGAGGTCAAGGGGTTCTCAGGCACGACCACCCTGCGTATGCAGCTCAGCTCCCGTCTGCGCTGGGACCAGTTGGGCTTCGACAAGACGGATGCTTTCTATCCGCCTTTCTTGTGGAACAACAAGAATCCAATAACGACATCGGTTTAAGCCCGACGTGCGGATAGCTGATTTTTAGCCTTCGGGCGCTAGGGCCAAATTGGTGTCTTGGACCGTTCGGTAAACCCCATTGCCTACGGCTACTCCAGAACCTGTGGTTAATTGAGACGCTCGGGCAGTTTGCAGGTTTAAGTCGTAGCCCGGGGCATTCTGTTCGTCTTCCAGCAGGTTTATTCCTTGATCGAGCAGGGCATTGGATTGGCCCTTAAGCGCCGTGAGCTCACCGCGATGCAAAATGTAAACGGAAGTTAGTTGGGACTTGCGCACCAAATGTTCTGCGCTGGCGACCAGCCACAATCCTGACCAGGTCGAGGACTGGCCTGACTTAGGATCAAGGTCAATGTTGAGAATATCGCCCGCGCGCAGAGGCCTGGTTTTGCTTGTCTGGAACCTGAGCCGATAGGTTTCCGCCCTCGCCGATTCGTACATGTTCTGGGCCAAATTGACGGCTTCCAAACCCCTGTTTTCGCTGAGGTGAAAAGGAAAATTGCGTTGTGCTCCGCTGACATTGTCCAGGCGCGATATCCAGTTGGAAAAGCGGGTCGCATTGCCGGGTACGCTGTTGACCTCCTGGGACTGACCGGTGTAGGGGTCGTGTCCTACCAAGCGGACGCCTGCGGAACCGGCGCTGATGCGTTCTTGGGGAAGATCTGTCATCTCCAGTCGGCTGGCGGCGCTGTTGTAGTAGGCAAAGTTCTTGACCTCAGACTGATAATCCACCGTGTGGAAGTGAAGGACGTTGTCGCGCATGAAAAACAGGTAATTGCCCCGCCCACGCGTGCTGCGGGCAATGCGGACCATGCGCCTGCGCACGAAATCAAAGTCCCCGCAGTAACTTTGAATCCAGAGCCCCTCTGTGTCCGTAGGCTCGATAACCCGATCCGAAATTCCGTTTCTGTCGGCTATTTTGGTCACAATGTCGCTGACTTTGCCCCGGTGGGCCGAGGTGCGACTGGATCGATCGATCTGGCCCAGGATATCGACTGTGTGGAGATTTATGAAGTGGCCAGCTGTGGGGCCTACGCCCTCAAACAGGCCACTGTAGCGTTTGACGTAGTGCAGTTGCCACGGCGACCAAACAACGTTGTCGGAGGTGCCAGTTCCGAGGCGAAACCGCAGCAGTGGGGTGCCATTGGCTTCCAGGGCCTTTAAGACGCGGTCGGCGTAATCGGCGCTGACGGTGTGGATCGCCAGGTCGCTGACCCCATATCCGTAAACATTTTCACTTATGTGGGCCGAATCGAAGCGAACAATGGAACTGTTCAGCCCCAGGGTATTACTAGACGGCAGAAGCAGCTCGTAGTTGACAAAGGCCTGTCCTTCGACGGGCGCGGTAATATTTTCGTTGGCCACGCTTTAACTAGGTCAGACCTCGTCCACTGTCGCAAAGACCTGTTCCAGGGTGTCAATCACGCGCTCGTCCAGCGACAGGCCGTAGAGTTCGATCGCGGCATTTTTTGGTTCGTTTAAGGCGACGAAGAACTGTTCCACGGTAGCAGGAGAGTCCAACAGAAGCAGGCACTCGGCGCTGTCAATTATCAGCGTTTCGTCTTCAACATCCAGGTAAATTATGGCCTGGCTGTCAGGGATGGCCTGCACGCTGCTGTCAGTCACAGTTTCCTTCAGTTCTTCCAAGAGGTGAACTAACGCGATAGGCTTTTGCATCGTCTATAGTTAGGTTGTGCGCTTTCTTGAACGCAAAGAGTGGACGTTTGACCCGCTGGCTTTTGGACGAGCTGATACCCAGACAGCACTCCGAATCCATCGGGAAGCCACGCGTAAATTTTCGCCAAGGCCCCCTCCCCGCTTCTTCGAGGTAGACCACGCCAGCTGCAAAATTGACTCGCTATGGCACGTTCCATTGGACAACAGAACGGTATTCAGCCGAACGCTGGACATCCCAGCCGTCAATAAATTCCAAAAGCCTGACTGGCGCTTGACCAAAATGGGAATTGTGCCCCAGCGCCGCGACAGTTTTATTCTCGATCATCTACTGCTGCAAGAGTTTGACTACTTTCCCGTCCGAGGTGACATGGTATTCTTTAACGGCTACCGCTACATGGTCATAGGCGTGGTGCTGGCCCCAGAAGGCTACTGGCAGCAAACGGGGGTCTGGATGGGGCTGAGCGTGGACTGCATTATTCCACCCGAGGGCGACGCCCGTCCGCAGCCCGACCTGAGCGTTGCAGCCCCCAGCGAGATGCCGGTCGTGGCAAAGGGGCCACTTCCTGAGGTATGACCCCTGGCCAAGAAATAGAGCAAACGCTGATGAGCGTCCTGTCCGATGCCCTGCAAGAAGGTTTGCGCAGCGGTAGGCGATCCGAAATAGAAGAGCGTCTGGTGGCCTGGTTGGATTTTACGGCCCGTAAAAAACCCGTTAGCGACCTGGAGCAGCGGCTGGAGCAAATGCGTAAACGAATTCACGTCCTGGCCCAGAGCTTGGACATAAATTGTGAGAGCGGTGTGGCGGTAGTTAAGGCATCGGGCGAATCGGACAGCACGTTGAAAATGCTGGAGCGTGGAACAGATTGGTTTGATCCCGCTGACGATGTGACCGAAATAATCGTAGCGGCAGTTTTAGGCTGAAGCAGACATCGAACGTAGATAATTCTATGAAGACGGAACGAATCGAACAAATTTTGACTGAGTGTGACGGCAGCCCCAGCGCGATCAAAGGAGCCGTTAACCGCATCCTGTCGGAAGACACGGATATCTCCGTTGGTGCCACCGTGGGCGTCGTGGAGGCGGAAACCTCAATGGGTATGGTCGGCAAGGGCAAGGTCAAATCGTTTTCGGCGGATAAACAGTATGCCGACGTTGAATTTGACGATGGCCGGGTTGTGCCCTGCCTGACCAACACCCTCTATCTTGTCGGCGCATAGCGATCGCCCTCGTTCTGCTTCGCATAGGTCCAAAAGCCAGTCGTTTGTTGGAACAAACGACTGGCTTTTCATTTTGCTACTTAAGGCATGCCGATCAATCGACCGGATAAGGTGATGGATGTGAGGCCGGGCAGCCTCGACGTCACGTCGATGCGCTACCATGAACTTTGGTTGCAGCGCTGGCTGTACGCCCACTTTTATGTTCGGGAGGGATATCCAGTGCCAGTGGTCTTCAGCACGCCCATGGATGCGTTCTCTTTGTTTTCCAAGCTTTGGGCCGACGAGAGCAATCCTTTCGCTTACCTTTTCGGCCTGAAAGATGCCCAGGGGACGCCGCTGTACGAACCCTATCCTTCGCCTGTGCGCTATCCGTTGATTTCGGTGTCACGCCAGGGCATAAAGTTGCGCTCTTACCAGAATTTCTCCACGCATCGTTGGCGGCACTTGAATTGGCCTACGGTAAGTGACACTCAGGCCGTCCCGGGCAAAGTTCAGGTGGGGAACGATCTCACCAAGTGCCAGTTGGGTGAGGTGATGGTTTCGCGCATGCCAATGGCCTTCGATTACCGGTTTCAAATCGACCACTTTTGCCTGCGTCCCGATACCCAGGCCTACTTTATCGAGAAGCTGCTGAACCAATTTTGGCGCACCGGCGGTGGAATTTTGCAGACCTGGATGGACATCGAGTACCCAGGGTGGGGCCACCAGTACATCCGAATTTACGCCGAAGGCGATATTGACAACCGCCCTCCAGACGAGACGGCTAACCAGGATAAGCATGTTGAATTTCGAACCTCGTTCACGCTGGTGATCGAGGGCTTTGATATCGACGTAGCGTACAAAACGTTCCCTGCGCTGTGGAAGCTGGTGGCCACCAGTGCTCGGATAGACGACTTGGATCGGCTGCTTTTGCCTTCGTTTACAACCGATCTTAGAGTGAACGGCACCAATCAGGTTTTGGATAGCCGTGTTGACATCCCGCCGTCAGGAACCTGCCAGTCCAGCATTCGTTACAACGACTATATCGAAAGTGGCAGCCAGCACATCTATGCAGGCATGACGCTGGGAGGTGGAACGGTCACTTACGCGTCTTACGGCACAGGCACCAATGCCATGGCCCAATACGTGGCCACGGGATCGGTGGTGTCCGCCGAGGCAGACGTTTTTGGCACCTACTTGATGACCGTTTTTATCAAGCATGGAACCTTTAGCGGGACGGCCTCTAGCACGACCACGACTTTTGGCACCTACGAAAGCGCAATTGTAGGCGCGGTGGCTGGCCCCGATCAGTTCGCCATGACGGTAAGTACTGTGGGAACGTCCTTGCTCATGGTCTGGGGCACAGATGCGGGCACGGACGCTTGGGCAAGCGTAAGCAGTTCTGTTTTCGGCACATATCAATTGGCATAGTATGAATGGAAATGTTTTTCCGACAAGCTACATGGGGCTGCGTGGCGCGATTCAGGTTAGCGTGCTACAGCGGGGCAGAGTGCTGCTTCGTCGCCCGCCGCAAAGGAATTTAATCCTCAATCAAGGTTTGGATCAATTTGGGTCCACGACGCTCCTGTCCTGTCTGGCCTATATGACCATCGGGACTGGATCGACGGCTACGGAAGTGGATTCAGGAGCAGTCAATATCTCTACGGCTAGCGGGTTGCTGACAGCGGGCTCTACTGGATTTTTGGCCGGTGACTCCACAGACGTGGGCAAGACGTTCAAAATGAAAAATCTGGGCAACGTCTACCAGGTTACTGCGCCCAGCAGCACCACTCAGTGCACGGTGACGCCTACCACGACCGCCGGTCCCGATACCTTCATTTTGTACCACACCCAGCAGACAGGCTTGGAGGCCGAAATAGCCGGTCAGCGTTCCGCCAGCTACCTGGCGGAAGTAGGGGCCAACGGATCGTCAACCGTGGCTGGGGTTACCACCCATATGCGCACGTACAACGGCTTGGCCCAGACCGTGGCCTGCGCCATAAACGAAATTGGGTTCAGCCCAAGCGCGACGGAGACCACCAACCTGTTTTCCCGAATCAAGCTGTCTGAACCGCTTAGCCTGGATGTTGGCCAACGGTTGCAAGTTATCTACCGGGTCGAAGTTTTGGTATCGCCCGTAACGCCGCTCACTTATGCCACTTCGCCTATCGGAGGCTGGGCCAGCGGCACGGGCACGCTACAGCACTCGATTATTCCGTCAGATTACGTCTCATCGGTCGATGGCAGCGCCGCTTTTGGCGTTAATTCGGCTGATGGCCTGCGTTATTCGTCGGTATTTGAGCCTAAATCGATCAACAACATCTCCGTGCGCCTGGACACGGATTCCAGCGCGCATCCAACCTACGGCAGCCTGGTTAGCACCGCTGGAACTACAGAGGACGCCGTGGCCTCGCTCAGCACTTACGTGCTTGGGTCCTACACGCGGGATAAGCAGGCGACGTTTGTGGAGGCCTACGGTAATCGATCGGATTGGCGCAGCTATTATCTGTACCAAGGTGTGGTGGGTTCAGGCCCCCGTTTTCTTTTTGATTCAGCACAGGCCAAATCAGATTCGTACGTGTTGACCTTGGGGGTGCGCACCACGTGGGGGCGCACGCTCTGAGAGCAAACGTAAACGGCAAGGTGTTCGAGGATCAAACGTAGTTATGGCGAACAAGATGTCGCGAAAGAAAAACAGAGGTAAGTAAAGTATGGCAAACAATATTACCGCCAAAACGTTCCCCGGCGTTTACACGAAGATCGTGGACCGAAGCTTTTTGATTCCGCAGGTGAGCCGGTTTCGTTGCGGGCTCGTCGGCGTTGCGCGCAAAGGGCCTTTCGACACCCCCACTGCGGTTCACTCGCTCACTGAATTTTTGGACACGTTTGGACTTCCGTTGGACGGCCAGTACTATCTGGCCAACGCGGTGGCCATCCTGTCCGACATCACCGACGGTATGAAGGTGGTGCGCGTGGGCAAGCACCTCCTGGAAAATTCGGGGGCGAAGTTTTATGCGACTACGGCGGAATCGGTCGGCACCATCGCTGGTTATCGCGAGGCCTTGATTTTGAGCCCTACGTTCCAGGGAGACGTGGTGTACGCCACAATGAAGCAGGCGGGCAAGCCGAGCACCGTCAATGCCCAGGTTGACTCCGTTGGAACCATCACGGATCACCCCACGCTTTCGGACGCCGCCTTGGTTCGGTTCACGATGAACGCAGGCGATCCGTTTCCAGTCAAAGCGGCCTACGACAGCGCGGGAGCGGACGTTTACTATTCGGTGGGTGTGCCAGGGGCCAATTCTGCTGAAGCCGTCTTGTACACCACAACGTACGGGTCCAACTCGACGGATTACGAGGACAATCCCATCTATGGTGGCCCGCTGGCCTTGACCTGTTCTGGCCAGAAAGGTGCCTACGAATTTCAGTTGAGCGCCGCCTGCATCCCGCAGTACGGAGCGCTGGTGGCAAACGACCGCTTGAAGATCAAGCAGCCCTACCGGTCCACAACCTGGGAAGTCATGGTGAAGCAAGTTTTGCCCACGGGTGTGGTCAAACTTGAAACCAGCGACCGCACGGACAAGGGATACCAAGCCCTGTCGCTGCAAGACAACTACACCAATGCCACAATCCACCGCAGCTCGGGCAAAGTCGCGCACCTGTACTTGCAGGCTGCCTCAGCAGGTGATTGGGCAAACGGTGAAGACCCCAGCACGGGATTGTTCGTAAAAGTTCGGCCTGGCGGCCCTTCAGGCACCAAGAAGCTTGAAGTTTACGAAAATGGCGCTCTTCGGGAAACGATCGACGGCTTGTTTGACGGCGCGAGCACGGGCACAAACAGCTATGTTTCGCGCATCAATGCCAAGTCGGCCTACATCACTGTGTCCGAGGTCTTTAGCTCTCCGAGTACTGACCCTACCACGCAGTTTATCCCGGCCAATTATGCCTACGGTTGGGCTAGCGGGACGCCGGTTAACGCTGGAGTCGGCGATAGCGGCGGCTGTTTCAGAGGCGGCTACAACGGTGAGGCCGCGTCCTCTACCGACTTCGTTGGTGGATTCGATACGACGACGGAGCGTTTCACGGGTATCCAGTCCTTTGTGGACACCGACAACGTCAAGATCGACATCTTGGCCTGCCCTGGCATCACGGATGCCACGCCTGGCTCGACGCCAAACGATACCTATGAGCCGTTTAGCGATGCGGACACGACGGGCGTCCATCGCAAGATGGCGGAGGTGGCGCGGGCCGTCAATGCCTTGGCCTTGATCGAGGTACCGCCCGGCATCAATGCACGAGGCGCGGTTGATTGGCACAACGGCACGGGTCTCTACTCGGGACGTGGCCGAATCGATAGCTGCAATATTTCCTGCTTCTGGAACTGGTTTACGATCACTGATCCGTTTACGCAGGAAGACAAGTGGGTTCCGCCCACCTTGGGCGCACTGCGCTGTCTGGCCTACACCTTCGACCGCGATAAGCCCTGGTACGTGGCAGCGGGCGACATTCGCGGGCTTATCCCTGAGGCCAAGACGGTTGAATTTGAGCACGTTAGCGAGGAAACGAAGCAGGCGATGTACGGTAATGGCCAGTCGGTCAATCCGATATTGCTGGATGGCGGGCAGATCAAGATCTGGGGCGAGCGCACGATGCAGATCGCCGAAAGCCGCCTGTCGGCTAACCACAACGTGATTCTCGTCAATTACGTGGTCAGCAACTTGGCCACTGTTGGCCGTAGGTTCGTATTCGAACCCAACGATCCTGAGCTGTTGATGCGTGTTCACTTGGCCTTCACTGAGTTTTTGGAAAAGGTCAAAACCGAACGGGGCCTTGAAGATTACAACTTGGTGATCGACAGCAGCAACAATAACGCGGACACCCGCAACCGGCGCGAAGTTATTGTTGATTTGGCCCTGGTTCCTACGGAATCCGTTGAGCGGATTTACATCACGGCTACGGTCTTTGCCAGCGGGGCGAAGATTAACGCGCTTACGTCGGAATAGGCAATCAAAGGTAAAGATATGGCATTTCTAAACTACAAGAATGCGTTTGCATCTCAGGTCGATGGTTCTCAGTTGGACCTTCAACGCGCTGACCTCTTCAAGGTAGTGCTGGAGCTGCCTAGGGCTCTAGGACTCAGGTGGGATGAGCATGTGGAGTTTGCCGTGGAGAAGTTCCCCTTCCCCGATCGGCAAAAAGAGGTCATTCCCATAAAGTACATGCAGCAGACCAACCTCATGATTGGAGCCGACGCGGCCATGTCGCCGGTTGAAATCCCCGTGCGCTACGCTTTTGCGCAGCGCACAGCGGAAGCCCTGGAAAAGTGGTTTTACCTGATTGCCAACCCCCTCACCGGCGGCACTGGCCTTACCTCTGCGGTCAAGTGCATGGGGGAGGTATGGTGGATGGTGCCGAATCAGGCGAAGCAAGAAGCAGACGTATCTGGCACGCCCATGCCAAATGAAGCGACCATGATTCCAGGAGCACACTACGTTTTGGAAGGTTGCTGGATCAAAGGTTTGTCCTTCATCGAAGCCGACGTTATGGCCAATGCTTACGTCAACATGAAGTTCACGCTCCAGTGCGACCGCTGGTACCCCAAAAACATTGATAGCCTTCAATTTCTAGGATGAGACCCGAGGGATTAGTTACCGTCAGCCGAATCGTTGACTCGACTGGGAAAGTTATCCCGATCGAGGATGCAATTCGCTATGGCTGGCTGCCTCGCGAAGTGGAGCCTGTGCCTCCTGGGTGGGGAGTTGGGCGCGACGAGGCGTGTCTTGGGCGCAACCTATACACCGACCAGGGACGGCAGCTGTTGGCCTATGCCTTTGCTTTTCGGTCCCCGATCCAAAATTTCGTTTGCAGCAAGTTTGGGGTGGGAACAGGAACGGCGTCGGCCAACGCCTCTGACGTGGCGCTGGAAGCCCCTGTGGCCCTGGCAAGCGGCAGTTTAGTTGGCTCAGTGGACAGCATCGATTTTCTGTCCGCGTTCGTGGTTCGGATCGCCTTCACCCTGGGCTTGGCCGATTGCAACGGTAGCCTGCTAACCGAGCAGGGCTTGTTTTCGGGCAACGATTCATTGATCGCGCGACGGGTCCGAACGGTGGGTATCGCAAAGGATTCTACTTTTTCCCCCTCGTTTACTTGGCGCGTTCGTTTTTAGTTAAGTAATTTGCATTAAGGCACTTATATGATTATTCACTGCACAGATGGCGCAGTTGTGGGCGAAACTTCATCGGTCATGTTTACGATCGGCCCCCAGCAAGGTCCTATCGCCGCGCTGCTGGTTCTCAAGAACTCTGGGGTGAATACGCTCAACTACCGGCTCCAAGAATTTAACGGATCAACGTGGGTTGACCTGGGTGCCTCGGGAACCGACTTTTACACAACCCTCAGTGCTAATGAGGTTCGGGCGTTCAAGGTGACCTCCACCTATCCTCAGGTCCAATGTGTGGCTAATGCGAGTGGCGGGGCTTACCTGGACATTTCGCTGACGAGGTACTACAACCGGCCTTCGGGCGGCTCGTTCCCGATCCTCGCCCTCTAATCTTTGGGGATATCCTCTTCGTCGCCATCGATAACAGTGGCGGTGCGCTTGCTGTACCGACGGTAAAAAGGTCGATAAAAGTCCATCAGCCCAGGCAAGCGCAACTTTTCGGCCACGGCTAGATCTGCGGGGACGATGGGGGCAGGTTCAGGGACATCGGGAACGTCCGTGTGCAGCAGCGTCAGATCCAGATCGGCCAAGAACCCGTCTCGGGTCTGAGCCGGTATTTGAGCCAAAATAACATCGAATGCTTCCTCGAAGGTCATTTCGGGCGTTACCGCTTCGAACAGCTTTTTTACCTTTGCAGGCCCCCAGCCCTTGATGCCACCTACCAGGTCCACCTTGTCGCCCAGGATGGCTTGGGCAATGGCTATCTGCCTGGGGCTTTTTACATGCCAGTGATCCAGAATGGCACGGTTATTGAGCACGGCTTTCTTGTTCAAGGAGTAGTAGAAGGTGTGATGGCCAGCCAGCTGTTGGAGGTCCTTGTCGCCGCTGACCACGTACACAGTGGTATCCTGGGCGCTGTTTTCGACTGCCGTGGCCACAATGTCATCGGCTTCGTACCTGTCCGACACGTGCTGGGCGGCATGGAACAGCAGATCAAGGTGCCCTACAACCAGTTCGGCAACGGCGTAGTAGTCATTGGGCTTGGGCTGCCGGTGCTTGTCGCGCCCCCCAGCGCCATCCCAGGCAAAAAGCAGTCTATCTGGTCGCGATCCTAAATTTCCATTATGGTCATTCAGCAGTGCGATGACGGTGTTCAAAGCGGCACACAGGGCGTCGCGGGGATTGCCCGTGGAGGCCTGCACCGCGTAGAAAGCACGGGCGTAAACGCTGTTGCCGTCAACGATAAGATCTGTGGTCATTTAGAGGCTAGGTTTTTGTTGTCCTCCACGAGGCGTTCGTTGCGCCAGGTTGTAAACAGGTCCAGGACATGGTCAGACAGCGTGGCCAGATCAACGACAAAGCCCTTATTGTCGTCCCAGGCGAGATTGAATATTTGCCGCCAGCGCTCGTCTATCCGCGCCGAGGCGGCCCGAACGAAAAAACTCGGCATCGAGGGTCATGCGGAAGTAGTATAGGTAGCCACAGTGTGTACAGCGCTGGGGCAGCCTAAGGTCAAGGTGAGGCGTCAGCAAATCTTCTTGCTGCTCCAAAAAGGCGGCATCACCTGTGGGAAGGGCCAAGTACCACTGCACCATTTCTTGGATGCGTTCAGGCTGCGTTCCGTTTACGCTAACAATGCCCGCAATTGCGTGGGCAATGTGATCAGAAACCAGAGCCTTGTTTTCGGGAGCGCGGCTGCCTATCTTCAGTTCGTCCTCCACGCGCAGCGGCCTGAGTTCGATGACGTCCTGGCATTTGGGAAGCGTTAAACTATCCGATCCCTTGTAGTCTGGGCCTTTTGGGCTGATGCAGGTCAAATCCTCCGATCTTATTTTGTCCACTTCTTCGTTGGCGCAGTCGGGGCAGATTGCTCCGTACTCGATGTAGCTGTCATTTTGGATCGAACGAGAGCACAGCAGCACGGCATTTACGTCGCCGAGGACAAAATCGTTCAAAAGGCAGCCGTTGAGGTTGCTGACCTTGGCTAGCACATTAAACAGAGCGCCCTGCTTCTCTTCTGGAGTTCCGCGCTGCATGGTGGTGTTCAGCCAGTCGTCCACGATCGAATCCCACGGAAAGACGGTTATTTTTCCGTCAGGAAAGGCTGTTCGATTGGCATAACCACCCGAGGGTAGCACGATCTCCTTTTTGTCTTTTTCGCGGCGGGGCCGCATATCGGATATGTTTGATTTGAGCATGCGATATAGAACGGTATTACGCACCGAATATGGTCGTGGAAAGGATCTCTTGGGTAAGGGGCTGTATCGTTCCGTAGGGCGTAACGATGGGCGGGCTGGTCGGTGATCCGGCCTCTCCGCTGCTGTGGGTGTGCAGGGCTAGCCAAAGGAGCAAGTTTTCCAGGAACAACCTGAGCCGGTTGCCAAGAACAAACGGCTCGATGCTGCCAACGCCTAGGTTTAGGGTGGTGCCATAGTCGAGCAACATTTCTGCCGAGCTGGCCACGGTTAGCGCGGCCTGGCCATCAACGCGGACGTCGCCCGACACCAGGAGCTCAAAGTCGGAATATCCAGTGATGGATGCGAGGCCCGAAATATAGGCGGTGAGCTGGTTTCCTAGCGTAAGGGTCAGATCACCCGTCATGGTTTCGATAGAGGCATCGTTGCACATGACGTTGAGCGACTGCCCCAGCTGGATGTAAAAGTCATCGAGCAGGAAAAGCGTGGCGTCGCGCCCCTCGTCGTTGATCATAAACATCTGGCCTGCTGCGGTGCGCAGCATGACCTGTCCATCTGGGAAAGCGGTAGATTTATCGAGCAGAAAGATTTGGTAGCCACTGGCTGTGCTCATGGTTATGCTGCCTGCATTCCACTCCACGGTGTGGCCATAGCGGGTCCAGGCCCCGCGCTTGGGCTTGCCTACTTTTCCGTCGGTTTCGGTGTACTGGTGAAGCTTGAAGGCCTTGGCTTGGTCTTTGGTCTGCATCAGCCAGGACCACACGGGTTTTTCGGGTTCCCCGTCCAGGAATTGGACACATACCTGATCCCCCGGCTCGGGCAGCCAGTCTGCGCCGCCTGATCTGGAAGACCCGCCCGAGGGTAGCCCTAGTGGAATGGCC